TGAATGATGTTTGGAGGGTAGCTGATGTGCCACTGTTCTTAAAAAAGCTGGTTGAAGCTGCCATGTCTTAGTACCCCGCATAATCAGAGTAAGAAGCAGATGGTTGTATCACTTGAGTTCCACCTGACAATTCCTGTGCGTTAGCTTGGTCTTGCAGTTCAGCCATGAATGTTTGGAACTTAGCTTCGAAGATATCCCGGCGTTCATCGAGGTAATAGTCTGCGGCAAAACCCAATGCACCATATATAATGGTATCGGAAGCCACTGCCGCTAAGTCATTCTCATCAGCATCAGCGACCATTGGAGCAAACTCTCCGTAGTAATACAGAGATAAGTCACCTGATGTAGGCTGTGGGTGAAGCAATAGCTTGCCCTGCTCTCGCGTGAAGACAGTTGGACTTCCCGCTACAGGGTTATTTACTAGACCACGAAACTTACTCATCGGAACTCGCTGTAGTTCAGTGGCACCGAAGTACAGACTGATGATTTCAAGAAAGTCGTTAGGCAAGTCCACAGATGCAGTCTGACCTGACATACTGTAAGTTGTTTTGTTTTCGTTTAAGGGTGTTCTTAGCTGCCTCTGAATACGTGCGATGCTTTGGTCAACAAAGAGTGTCGTAAGGGCAGCCGTGATATCACTCCTGTTTAATAGAGCCTGAAAGTGGCCCTTGAGGTCGCCGTAGTTCATTGGTTAAGCTCCACGTGTCTTTGGTTTTTTTGCAGTTTGCGCTGCTTTCTTAAAGGCAGCATTTGTTGGTCTACCTTTAGTGCCGGGTGGACGAGGTTTTTTACCTTCTGCTCTTCTCGCATGGATGTTTGCGTATAATCCTTTATTTGACATCAGACTGATTTCTCCGTTGTTAAAAATGCTTCTAGGTTTTCGGCTTTAAGTCGCTTCACAATCTCATGTGCGCTGTGTTCGCCGGACATAACGTCAAACCCTTCACGCATCCATTTTTCAACTACGATTGTCGGTATGGAAGCCACTCGCATAAACTCACCCTCACGAACGTCTTTCGATTGGTTGCGTTGCTCTGCGATGTTGTCGAGGAAGCGTTTGTCGATATGCTGAGTGTGCTTTTTGAACACACCAGATGCGTCTGCATCATATCTGGTATCAATCCCGAAAAGTCGGGTCTTGTTCTTCTTATCATTCATGTTTGAATGTCTCCTTGAGATTATAAAGGCTGTGAGGGGCAGTCAGATAAGGAGAGCAAAACTCTGACTGTTGCTCCCCTCACACGCCTATTAATTAAGGCTTATGATAAGCCGTTAATTTGTGCTGAAGCACTTTGGTTAAGGTGAATCAATCCACCTTCGTACACACAGAAATGCTTATCGCTGTCGCCTGTTTTGGACAGGAGAGTACGAGACACTGGACGTAGTACCGCTGAACGCCACATTGTGGGGTCGAGCAGGAACGCATGTGTGGACATTTGGTGCCTGTTAAGCACGACCTTTAGAGTTCCGTAGCTGTTGACCAGAATATCGACAGCTGCTGTAAGCGTCTTATTCTCATCGTTAAATGTACGGTTTCTGCCTGAACTAGCGGTAAAGCCAGCAACGATTTCACTATCGCTTGGCTTAATCATTAGTAAGCTGGGGTCGCCGCCAGCGTTGTAACACGCTTCATGGGCATCAAGGATTTTGGCTTCTGTCATTGGGTTAGTAGCATCGCCACCTGCATCAATAGTATTTCCTGATGCGATTAGCTGAGAGGCTGACGCCATCTCACGTGCTACTGGTCCACTGGCATTACCAGCTACTGCTGCATTGTCTTGGCCTACGTAAGCAAACTCAATGTCGCGCTTCAGCTCCTTGAGTGCTTTTCCTAGTTGGTCATTTGTATTCGTCATGTGGTCGTTAATCACAGACCGCCTTTCGGCTGCTTATAGTTATGCCTATAAGATTGGACTATATCATGTCTGCATTAGTTGCAGACCCCTGCGCTTCCACCTACTTAGGTGTACTCCTGACGGATAGTCTCTGAACCTTCCTCATGTGACTGAGGCTTGGCTGCTGATTGCCCCGTAGGGTTTTCCAGCAATTCACAGGGTTTATACTACGCTACCATTAGAATTAACGCAGTTTCCTTTGCACGACCGTATGTCTTAATCGCGTCAGCTGTCGCTGATACTTGAAAGGCTTTGGTCATGATTTGCGTATTACCAGTACGCATAGTAGTAGCAGACAGAGTTGCCATTGATGGGTCTGCCCCTTCAACCGCTTTGTTATCGCCAGCAGCTGCGAGGGTATCTTCTTGGTATTCGTACACACGAGCATGGACCTTTTGAGGCCGGATTGCTGTGTACATTGGGCAATCAGTTGGTGAGATGTCGGAAATGATATCCGATACATCTTCGGCTAGGCCGACCTGATTGTAAGTTGTAAATGTTGCCATTTGAGTAGTTTCCTATTCGTTGTTATTGGAGGTTTATTCTTCCCAACGAGCTAGAAGTGCATCGGCAATATCTTCCAAATGTGCGCCACGGTTGCCTAGTTTTTCACGTGTTTGTGCCACACGGCGTTGCTTAACTATGCGTTCACCGTCTGGTGCTTTGGTTGAACGTAGAACCTTTTTCGTAGCGGCTACTTTCTTTTTCTTCGTAGCGACCTGCTTACCCTGGTCAAACAATCTCGCTTTATTCAAAAGCATCAAAACATTTGGATCCACGTAGGTGTTCACATCTGCTTCATTAAGCCCCTGAGACACCGCATATTTGCGAATGTCGGAGTAGAGTTCATCATTCCAGTTAGGTATCTTTTCCTCTAAGACCCGAATACATTCTTTAGCAGCGTCCTGCATAGTCTGTTGTTGGTTCTTCTGGATTTCAGCGTAAAAACTATCTGCTTCCTGTTGAAGAAACTTGAGGTCATTTGTGACCTCTGTAGCTTCTCTTCTGAGAGCAGCAAAGTCTTCTGCGTCCATAGTCTTGGAGGCAAGTAGCATGTCTACTTCAGCATACGGCTTATAGCGTTCTTCCGCTTTCGCCAGCAATGTCTGAAATACCGCATGGTTCTTTCCGATTGCATCTTCAGCTTCTTTCCGTTTGGAAGCTGTTTCTTGAGACTTTCTGGTGAGAGCCGCTTCTTGACCTGCGAGACGCTTGAGGTCAGCCACTGAATGTTGAACGACTTTGCCATCAACAGATATTTCGACCACAGCATCATCAGCTGCAAGCTGAGTGTCTTCAGTAGTCTCATCATCATTTGTATCTTGGTCATCATCTTCTTGCTCAAGTTCAGTTTCACTATCTTCTTCGTCTTCTTCAGTCTCATCGACCTCAGTTAAATCTGGCTCATCGACTTCAGTCTCTTCATTGTTTTCTAAATTTTCGATGGGCTGATTTGCCTGTTCCTCACCGTCTTCAGATAGCTGACTTTCACCAGCGTCCTCCCAACGAGCTAGAATGGCGTCCGGCACTTCATCCATTGATAGTGCTTTGGATTGGTTATTTGAGGTTTGTTCATTTGGGACGTTGTTCATGGTCCTTATTTTTCCTCTTGATGGTTGTCATCAGGTTCAAATCGGGCATTAGCTATGATTTGGTCTTTAACTTGAACTCGCTGTTGTAAAGTTCCGACAATATCTACTAAGGCTCGATAGTGGTGGTAGGCCCGTACACGCTCGTCTTCTGCGTCAGGCTTGCTGTTGCAGAAAGATTGGAACGATTGGTCTACTAGGTTGTTAATTGTTGAATTGAACGCTGGGCTATCGAGCAGGTTTGCTGCTTCGTCACCCAAGCGCATCAATTCATCGTCTTTAATTTGCTCTTCTTGTGAGGTAGTCATTTAGTCTCCTTGGTTTTAACCAGTGGGGCTTACTATGCCCCTCCGGTCTTCTGTAACTTTCAAGAGTTCGAGTTCGCCTTCATCAATGCGCTTCTTGTGAGCGAATTGGGCTTCCTTCAAGTCTTGGTTTTCTGCTTGCATCACCAACTGACCAGCAGTCTTATCTGCTTCTAGTGAAATCTTAGACTGGCTGTTCATTGCGTCATTCTGGACACGTTGTTCAGCAACAGCAGTCTGACGTTCCTGTAGTTCCATCTGCTTCATCTG